TGAAGCTCCAGGAGACGACCCGGCCTTGCCAGTGGATTATCGTCTCGGGGTCTCCGCGATGCTTCCGGTAGATTGTGAGGAAGACCGGGGTCGGCGGGACGTAGGAGACGCCCAGGAGCGCGACCGGATTCGACCGGCCGAGCCGGACGGTAATGTTCCCCGCGGTGTCCTCCTGGGAGAAGTCCGCGGAGTCTCGGACGACGACCTCGGGGGCATAGGCCCCCGTCGCGAGCGTGATCGTCTCGTCTGCCGAAGTGTAGCGGAACTCGGTCGCGCCCGAGACGAAGCGGTAGCACTCGACCGGGCATCCCTCCGCGAGGGAGCGCTCGAAGGTCTCATAGCCCGCGGTCATGACGAAGCCGCTCGCGACCCTGGTCGAGGTCCGGTCGATCTCCCGCCGGCTCCGGAGGTTTCTGATCTCGATCCTACGCATCGGATGGACGATCCCCATTTTCAGAGGAACCGGGGGGTCGACCGTTCCCCAGACCTCGAGCGTTAGCTCGGAGCATTGAACCTCGCCGGCCCCGAGGGCCGTGTTTCCGACCAGATGGAGAAAGCCGCCCCAGACCTTGCCGTTGATCTTCGCGTTCGTCCAGGGAGTTCCGTCGGCCGGATCCGTCGTCCGGTCGTGCTGGAAGTCGGTGACAAACGTCGAGAGAGCCTGGGTCGCGACGTCGGTCCCTGAGATCGATCCCGCGATCGTTCCCGAGATGGAGGCGAGGAGTTGCGTGTATTTCGCCCGGCAGATGATTCGGACAAACTCGATCCTCCCGCCCGCCGTCGCCGGATCGAATGTATACTCGAAGCGGAGATCCGAGTCGCATGAGGAAAAGCCGTCTCCGGCGTCGTTGATCCCGTCGTAGGTCGCCTGGCTCCCGTCCTTCGTCCCCGCGACCGTGTTCGCGATCTCGAGCGCGTTCCCGAGGCCCGCGTTGTCGTTGAAGGTCGAGACCCGGCCGCTCGCGGCGCGGAGAGTCTGGAGAAGCGTCGACATTGTCGGGGCCTCGGGTGTCCGGGAGCGCCGCCCCCGACTCCGGGCGCGAGATCGGGAGCGGCGCGGTCATCGTTTACAGTTCGGCGAACTCGACCGCGAGGTCGAAGAGCGTCGAGGAGAGCCCGGAGATGTTCGTGATCTCCGCGTTTCCGTTCGCCCCGCCGTTCGGCTTGAGGATGAGGGCCTGCTCGATCGCCGCGGCGAACCAGCCGCCGAAGCCGCCCTGGGCCGAGCATCCGATGATCTGCCGGGTCGTGAGCGTCGTCCCGACGGTGTGAGCGGTAAACCAGGTCGTCGCGGCCGCGGGGGCGTCCGCATCCCGCTTGCCGGGCGTCGTCGCTCCGCCGACCGTTCCCGGGGTCGCCGCGGTCTTGAGCCTCATAACGAGTCCGCCGGCCGCCGCCATGCGCGCGGCGACGTAGAGCCCCATGATCGCCGCCGTTCTCTGGTTCGCGACCGTGAGAGCGCGCGCCGACTGGTTCTCGGTGTTCGCGCTCGCGTTCGAGGTCTGGGCCGCGTTGACGTCGTAGTAGAACATCTCAGTCTCCTCCCTGGTTGACCGCTTTGACGGTCTGCTCGTCGACGATCGGGATCTCGAGGCCGTTCCCGAACCTATCGCAATCGTCGCACAGATAGAACATGAACTCCGTCGAGACGAAGACGTAGCCCTTGAACTTCCCACAGTTCGCGCAATAGATCGGGCTCGCCAGGCCGTGAGGGGTCCGGATCTGGCCCCGCTGCTCCCGGGGCCTCGAGTCCGGGAGCGCTTTCTTGAGGGCGTCGAGCGTCTGGCTCATGCGTCCCCCGTGTGCCACTGAGAGCCGAGGCCGAGCCGCTTCTTCCTGGCGCGCGCCTGGCGCTTTCTCGAGTCCTCGAGCCCGGTCGCCTGGGTCGGCTCGATGTTCCGCCAGACGACGAAGTCGATGATCTGGTAGGAGACCAGGGCGCCGACCACGGCCTCAAGCTCGAAGCGGACCCGGGAATTGAGGACGCCGGCGCCGAGGCCCGAGTCGGTATCTTCGGTCGTCCAGGTCTGAGAGGTTCCGGTGAGCCCCGAGTAGGTCTTCCGGAGGACGTTGTTGTTATCGTAGAGCCTGAGATTGTAGGTCGTAGTCGCCTCGGGGCTTGCGGTCGCGCCGGCGTCGTCGTAGATCCAGGATCCGAGCCGATTCCGATGAGACCAGGAGATCGCGAGGGCCCCGCCGATGAGGACCGGGTAGCTCGCCCCGTTGACCTTGACCGCGGTCGGAGCGTAGGGCCTCTGGGCCCTCGAGTTGAGGACGACCGAGATCTCTGAGACCGCCGAGAGCGACTCGAGGGCGAGGGCGTTCTGGGCCCGGAGCTTCGCTCGGAGCGTGAAGTCCGAGACGAGCGCGGTGTTCGAGACCAGGCCGACCCCGTTCGAGATGAACCAGACCCTCGAGCCGCCGGCGTGCCGGGCGGGGACGGTATCCATGACCCCGCGGACGCATCCGGTGAAGACGTAGGTCCCGTCCGGATCGATCGAGACGTTCCCCCAGGCGATCATCTCGTCATCGATCAGGAGGACCGCTCCGCCGGCCGAAAATGCTCCGACCGAGGGAGGCTCGAGGGAGATCATCCCGGGCCCGGGCGTGACCCTGAGGACCGAGTCGGTCCAGAAGACCTCGCCCGAGCCGGCGCCCCCGAGGAGGACCCCGGTCGGGGTCGTCCCCGTGACGTCTTGGGTGAAGGCGTAGTCGCTCCCGCCGTCGAGGTCCGCGAAGACCTGGTAGCCGGTCGCCGCCGGCGAGCCGTTGCCGGCGATCGCGAGGGCGAGGCGATCGGCCCCGACGACGAGGGCGTAGGGGCACTCGATGAGCCGAGGCTCCAGGAGCGCCCCGACCGATCCGATCGGGTCGACCCAGGAGGAGGCCGCCGGCTCGGTGTAGCCGGTCCAGGAGACGGCGAAGATGTCTTCGACGGCGTCGACCTTGATGACCCCGTCGCGGAGTTCCCCGGTCGCGATCCGGATGACCCGGACGACCATGTCGACAATCCCGAGCGGCGTCCAGGTGAGCCGGAAAACGTCGCCGGGCCGGAGCCTCCAGGCCGCCCTCGAGATCTCAAGCTCGACCGCGGCGAGAGGGTAGGTCGTCGTCTTGAGCGTCCGCGCCGCGACCTTCTGGGCCGCGACGGCGTTCGAGATCCCGCGGAAGGGAAACTCCTCCGCCGAGGTCTCGCCGGAGCGCGCCTGGACGCTTGCGAGGTCCTGGGCCTGGGCGATCCGCTCGAGGTAGTTCGCGCCGCGGTCAACGTATCGAATCTTGACGATGTTCTTCGTCTCGTCCCAGGAAGGCCTCGAGAGCCGGCAGGAGCGGACGCCGAAGGTCTCGTCGTAGCGCGGGAGATCGTCGGGGGAGTAGTCCGCGCGCGCGAGCCGGAGCTTGATGAGCCCGGTCTGGGGATCGGTGTAGATGACTCCGTCGACGTGCCGGAGGATCTCGGCGAGGAGGTCGTTCCCTGCCGCGCCCGAGTCGACGAGCATCGAGAGCCCGAAGCTCTCCTGGTAGAGCGTGAGGGCCGCCCCGAGGAAGCTCTGGGAGTCGATGAGTCCGGTCGCAATCCCGAGGCCCCATTTCGTATCGGTGAGGATCTCGTAGAGCATACAGGCGGGATTCGCGTCCCCGCCGATGTTCGCGTGCTCGGCCGGCGCGCCGAGTTGGTTCGGGCATCGCCGGACGACGAAGGAGATGAGCTTGAGGTAGGCCGAGGTCCCGACGTAGACCTGGCGCGCGACGACGTAGCAGATCCCGCGGTAGCCCGGCAGAAGCGCGCCGATCTTCGCCTGGAGGTAATCGTTCCCGGTCTGGAGCAGGCTCCCGCGATAGATGTCGAAGTCTCCGACAATCCCGCCCTCGCGATCTTCGCCGCCGAAGAGGGTCGGCGCCTCGACGCGGAATCGCATCTTCCCTTCCGAGTCCCAGGCGTCCCCCGACTGCGCGATCGTTGCGGAGATCTCGAACTCTCCCCAGGAGCAGAAGAAGTCAGCATCGGAGGCGAAGCCGCCGCCGGTGAAGACCCATCTCCTCGTCCCCGCATAGCTTCCGATCTGCGCGACCTCCGCCGGCGTGAGGACTCGCTCGAAAGTCTGCCAGCCGTGGGGCGAGGAATCATTGAAGAGGGCGCCGCCGAAGGTCTGATTCATGTCTAGAGAGAGTCCGCCGATCTCGAGGCCGATCCCCATCCCGACGACTCCGCCCGTCGTCTGGGTCTTCTTCATCCGGATCCGGAAGGTATGGGTCGCGCCGGCGACCGGGGTCGCGATCGAGGACAGGTTCACAAACTGGACCGAGGCCGCGTTCCCTGCTCCACAATGGATGTAGTCGGTATCGTTTGCGGCGACTTCGTCGATATAGGTGTCGAGCTGAGTCCCGCCGTCGTTCCCTCGCCAGGTCGAGAGCCCCGGGACCGTTGCGGTCGGCCTCATCGTGTTCTCGGTGACTCCAGGGACCGCGCGGTCGTCGAAGCGGAGTTCCTTGAACTCGTCGATCGGCCCGTGACATAGGACGAGTTGCTGGCCGAGGAAGTATTGGTAGCCCTTCGTGATCTTCTTCGAGGAGAAGAGGCCGGTCTTGACCTTCTCCTTCACGGCGACGACCGCGAGGTCCCCATACCAGACGACATTCGGGCCGGCGATCTTTGCGGTCCCGAAGACGACCGGGATCGCGCGCCCCTCTTCCGCGGTCGGGACCGAGAAGTCGCCGAGCGCCGAGGGGCTCGGGGAGCCGAACTTCGGCTTCGGCCGAAGTAGCTCGCCGATGACCGTGAAGCCGACCCATAGGAAGAAGACGAGGAAGAATCCCATCGGGCCCCTAGTTCGGCGTCTCGCCGGGGAGGTTTCGGATTGCGATCTTCGCCGAGGCGAAGCCGCCGGTCCACTCGAGGCGAACGAGGTCGTCCTCGAGGCGAGAGTAGCGGAGGAACGCGATCAGGGTCGAGGCCGCGAGCATCGCCTCGGGGACGGCGTCGTCGAGGATGAGAGTCTCGGTCCCGTTTCCGTTGTCAACCGAGGAGATAATCTCGCGGTAGCGCGCCGGCCCGTCCGGAGTCCTGATCGCGATGTAGCGCCGCCACTTCCCCGCCGGAAAGAGCCGTGCGGTATAGCCCGCGGCGAGGATCGTGATCGAACTCGAGCCCGGGGCCGCGTCCGCCGCGAGGGCCAGGTCCTCCTCCCAGGCCGGAGCCCAGAAGGGGATCTGCCGGCCCCTCCTCCGATCCATGAACTCTCGGAGCGCCCGCGCTTCTGACCTCGAGAACGTGACCCAGGAGACCGTCCGGAGGGCCGAGGGAGCGGGGTCGACGGCGTCCGCGGACCTGGTTCCGGTCCCGGTGTCGAGGATGAAGATCTTCCTCTCGAAGCGGTCCTCGATTCCGTCATCTCTCGAGGGCTCGACTTCGAGGACTTCGACTCCCTTGAAGGTTGTCGCGGGAGCGCTCGAGCCGATGATGGTCCCGATCCCCGACTGCTCCATCGTCCACTCGAGCCGGCCGGAGAGGACCCTCGTCGTCTCCCATCGGAGGGAGGCCTTGTCCGAGAGGCGCGCGCGCCGCGCGGGGAAGACGTAGCTCCCCGCCGGCCAGGTTCCGACCGAGACGTCGCTCGTCGCGACTCCAGATCCGCTCGTCCCCGAGACGTCGAATAGCTCCCAGGTGAAGGGGTCGATCCAGACGATCGCGAGGCCGCCGGCGCGGTAGGGAATGTCCTGAGCGTCCGTGATCGAGATCAGGGATCCGCCCGGGGAGAGCGTCCCGGTGAGCTTCGAGGCGTAATGCCAGAGCGGGACGGCGACGACGTCGTCCTGGGAATCGAAGACGATCCCCGCCGCGAGCGCCGACTCGCGCGCCGAGATCCCGAGGATCCCGAACTCGTAACGCTCGAGCGGGACCGAGCGGAGGCAGATCCGCTGCTCCCGGCCGGCGTAGGTCTCGATGATGTCGGTCAGGTAGCCGAAGGTCTCGGAGATCGGCTCGCCTCCGTTCGCGTCAACGGGCCAGACCGTCGGGTCGGGCATGGTCTAGCCTCGGCCCAGGGCCCGGCCGGCCGCGTTTTTGTTCTTCTGGAGGACGCGAACGATCGCGCGCTCGCCGGCCGGCGTCTCGATCTGGCTCGCGACGAGCCCTTCCCCGAGCGCGACGGTGAGGGAGGTCTGGCCCCCGCTCGCGCCGGCCCCCGAGACGAGCCCGCCCTCGGCGAACCGAGGACGTCTCTCTGGCCCGCTGAGAACCGGCGCGCGCGAGCCGGAGTTGATCGCCGAGAGCATCTCGAGGACGCCGGGGATCTGGACCGCCGAAGCCCGGACGACAAACTCCCCGGTCGAGAGCATCGCCGGGATTGAGTCGCTCGTCGAGGTCCCCGCCCCAGAGATCAGGCCGCCCTCGGCTTTCCCCTGGACCTCCCCGACCTGGCCCCCGGTCGAGAGCCCCAGGGCCTTGAGGATCGCCCTCGTCGCGGCCGCCGCGAGTTCCGCGGCGAGGACTTGCTGGATCGCCGAGACGACGGCGTTCCCGAGTTGGAGGAGGACGCCGATGAAGCCCTCGGCCGACCTCGCCCCCTCGGTGAAAAGATCCTTGAGTCCGCCCTGGAAGGCGTCGATCGCGGTCGACTTGAGCCGGCCGAGGAGGTTGTCGGCGCCGGCGACGTGGACCGCCAAGCTCTCGACGTTCGCGGCGAAGGCCTGGGCCGCCAGGAGGGCCTCGGGGTCCTTCGCCGCCTCGGCCGAGAGGATGAGGG